GATTTAGCTACTATGAAAGAGAACGACCCAATAGGATATGCAGTTAAGGTCGCAGAAATGACCGAGAAAAAAGACCAACTACAACAAGTAAATGCTGAAAGACAACGAATTGCTCAAGAGCAAAACTCGGATAAAGAAGCAAATATGCAGAAGTATGTAGAAGGCGAAGCACAAAAGCTGACACAATCCTTGCCAGAGTTTTCAGACAAAACCAAAGGCGAACAAATCAGAAATGATATTCGTAGCTATGGGAAAAAGGTTGGTTTCACAGATAATGAGTTATCTCAAGTCTATGATTCACGCCATGTTCTAGTTTTACATAAAGCTGCACAATGGGATAAACTTCAAGCATCTAAATCAGGTGTAAAAAAGAAAGTCGCAAACGCACCAAAAATGGTGAAGGGTGGAGCAAAAGTAAAACAAAATGTAACAGATAGAACTAAAAAACAAATGCAAAGGTTGCAGCAAACTGGTTCAGCCAGAGATGCAGCAGCTATTTTTGAAAACTTAATGTAAGGAAAAATAACAATGGCAGAATTTAGAACTTTTACAGCGATTGGGCAAAGGGAAGATTTAAGTAACACAATCTACAACATTGCACCAACCGAAACACCAGTAGTTTCATCTATTGGTAAAACAAAAGCAACAGCGGTATATCATGAATGGCAGACTGATGACCTAGCAGCAGCTTCAGCAGCAGGTTTAAAAGAAGGAGATGCAGCAGGCGGTGCTTCTGATAGCCCTACAGTTCGTGTAGGTAACAGAACACAAATTCAAGGTAAAACAGTACACATCTCTGGCACTCTTGATGCAGTTGATAAAGCTGGTCGTAAGACAGAAACAGCTTACCAATTAGCTAAAGCAGGACAAGAGCTAAAACGAGATATGGAAAAAACAATCATGGGAAATCAGATAGCGGTTACTGGTAGTTCATCAGCAGCTAGACTTCTTGCTTCTATACAAACATGGTTATTAACCAACTATTCTTCAATAGCTACTGGTTCAACAGCAGCAGCTCCTACAAATGGTAATGGTACAACAGCTCGTACTCCATCAACAGCAGCTCAAGCTACTGTAGCATTTACAGAAGCAGCATTAAAAGCAACAGTTAAATCATGCTTTGAAAATGGTGGTAACCCAACTATGTTGGTTGTTTCACCATTCTTGAAACAAGTAGTATCTGGCTTTGCTGGTATTGCAGCACAGCGTTATGAAGCTCCTACAAATGGTAGCCAAACTACTATTATGGGTGCAGCAGATGTTTATTTATCAGACTTTGGAACATTATCTGTAGTTCCTGATAGATTTTTAACAATGGACTATGATTCAACAACACCAACAACTGGTGACCAAGCGTTTGTGCTTGACCCAACTATGCTATCAATTGCAACATTAAGACCATTCCAGTCTAACTTGTTAGCTAAAGATGGTGATAGTGAAAAACATCAAATGCTTTCAGAGTACACTCTGCAAGTATCTAACCAAAAAGCACATGGCATCGTTGCTGATATCAAAAATACTTAATATATAGTATTTGTTAATGTTGCCCACTTCGGTGGGCAGTATTATTAAGGATAAAAAATGAGAGAATTTAAAAAACACAAAACAGACAAAGGAGCAGTTGTTGAAGTTGTTCAAAATGTTTCTGATATTGTAGAACAAAACAAACACGAATTTAATAACGCATCAACAACTTGGGGAGGCGGAGATGTTTTTGATAATAAAATTGCATCCATTCCACTAACTGTTATTGATAAATTAAACCAACAAGGAATCATGAGAGGGTTTCATGTATTAGATATGCCAAAGTTTAAACATTGGCTTAATGACCCTGACAATAGATTTTTTAGAACAAAACCAGGAAAAGTATAAATGGCATTTTTTACTGATTACACAACGCTACAAGCTACTATAGCTAATTATTTAGCTCGTAGTGATTTAACTAATTCTATTCCTGAATTTATTAGATTGGCAGAAGATAGATTAGCTAGAGATTTGCGTATAAGGCAGATGTTGCAAATAGCAAATACTACTATTACATCTACTGATGGAACAGTAGAAATACCAGCAGATTTTTTAGGTATGAAAGATATACATATATCTTCTAGCAACCCTATACAAACTGTTACCTTTCAATCTCCTAGTAATTTTTTTAGGAATACAAGAGCATTAACATCAGGGTTACCTACTTTTTATACTGCATTAGGTAGCGAGTTTAGATTTGCTCCGATTGGTTCTTCAACAGATACAATACAAATGCTCTATTATGTGAAGCCACCATATATGAGTTCAACAGTTTCATCAAACCTTTGGTTAGCAAATACACCTGATTTACTGCTTTATGCAGCACTTGGTGAAGCAGAACCATTCTTGATGAATGACGAGAGATTAGCAACTTGGTCAGCAATGTACGACAGAGGTGTTAATGCTTTAACTAAATCAGATGATGAGGGGGAATTTCCTGCTCATCCAATGTCTATAACAACAACTACGAGGTAATTTACTATGGCAGATATGTCAGATTATTTGGAAGTCAAACTTCTAAACGAAACATTAAATGGGGTAGCTTTTACAGCAGTAAATAACCCTTACATTTCTTTACACACAGCAAACCCAACAGATGCTGGAACTGGCACAGAAGTTTCTGGTGGTTCATACGCTAGAGTAACTTCTTCCTTTGCAACAGCTTCTGGCACATCTGGTTCTGTAGCTTCTGATGCAGATGCAACATTTCCAACTGCAACAGCAAGTTGGGGAACAGTAGGATGGATTGGTTTATGGGATTCACTTTCTGGTGGAAACATGCTTTACCACACAGCTTTAGATGCAGCCAAAACAATCGACTCTGGGGATATTTTTAAAATCACATCAGGTAATTTAACAGTAACATTAGCATAGAGGAATAACACATGGCTCTTATCGTCAAAGATAGGGTAAAGGAAACGACCACTACTAGTGGCACAGGTACAGTTACATTAGCAGGAGCAGAAGATGGCTTTCAAGCATTTTCTGTAATTGGAAATGGTAACACTACTTATTACGCTATTATTAATGGGGATGCTTGGGAAGTAGGTCTAGGAACTTACACTTCATCAGGCACAACTTTATCAAGAACTACAATACTTGAATCTAGTAATTCTGGTTCAGCACTCACATTATCAGGAACAAGTGATGTATTTTGTACCTATCCTGCCGAAAAAGCTGTAACTCTAAATGGTACTGTTATTAATGATGCCGATGTAGTCGCTACAGCAAACATTGTTAATGATGCAGTTACTGCTGATAAATTAGCTAACGCAATCAATTCAGAAATAACTGCTAATACTGCAAAGGTAACTAATGCTACTCATTCAGGAGAAGTAACAGGAGCAACTGCTCTTACTATTACAGACAACATAGTTGATGAAGCTAACCTTAAAGTAAGTAACGCACCTACAAATGGTTATTTTCTTTCTGCACAAAGTGGAGATACTGGTGGACTAACTTGGGCAGCAGCATCAGGAACACCATTCTCAACAGATATTGTAGTTAATGACCTTACAGTTGGTAAAGGAGCTAATTCAGTAGCAACAAATACAGTTCTTGGAGTAGGAGCATTAGATGCTAATACAACTGGGTCATTAAATGTAGCTATTGGTAAAGATGCTTTAACAGATAATACAGAAGGGTCTCAAAATGTAGCCATAGGTAGAAACTCTTTATTAAGGAATACTACAGCTCTTGGTAATACAGCTATTGGAACATCAGCTCTTTCTTCTACCCTTACAGGAGCTACTAATACAGCAGTTGGTGGAGACTCTTTAAAAGCAACAGTAGGCTCTGATAATACAGGAGTAGGTTATCGAGCTATGCAACTAGCTACATCTGCATCTACAACAGTTGCAATGGGTAGAGAAGCTTTAGGTGCTGGCGTTCTAACAGGAGCAGGTAATACAGGATTAGGCTATACAGCAGGTCTAGTTATGACCTCTGGTGCTTATAATACTTTAGTAGGGCATAAAGCAGGGCTTGCTTTAACAACTGGTGGCTCTAACGTAATGATTGGTAATGAAGCTGGTGATGAACAAACAGGTTCTTTACATAATACTATTATTGGTGCAGAAGCAGGACAAAAACATACTGCTGGTTATAGTGTAATAATAGGTAGTCAAGCAGGTTTATTTGCTACATCGGCAGAAAGACTCATAGCTATTGGTAGAGGTGCTGGTGGTGGTGGGACAATGACAGGTAATGATAATGTTTTAATTGGTAAAGATACTGGATTTGATGCAACCTCAATGTTAAATAATACTCTTATTGGGAATAATTCTGGACCAAACATTACTGAAGGTGTTAATAATAATAATCATGGCTATAATTCAATGGCTATTGCCACAACACCTGATGGCACTAATACTTTTGGTACACAAAACCTTATGTATTTAACTACAGGTAATGCTAATGATGCCTTTGGTGCTAATGCTTTATATAATGTTACTACAGGATATGACAATGCTGGATTTGGTAATGCAACAATGACAGCAATAAATACAGGATTTAGAAACACAGCCGTTGGTCATGAATCAGGTCAAGTAATGACTACTGGCTCTAATAATACTTTTCTAGGTTACGCTGCTGTTCCATCATCAGCTACAGTATCTAATGAAATGACTTTAGGTAATAGTGCTGTTGGTACTTTAAGATGTCAGCAAACATCTATTTCTGCTCTATCAGATGCAAGAGATAAAACAGATATTGTAAACTCACCTTATGGATTAGACTTTGTTGATACACTTAAACCTAGACAATTTAAATGGGAATCAAGAGATGGTAAAGTAGCTAATGATGGAGAGACAAGGTTAGGTTTCATTGCTCAAGAATTACTAGAAGCAGCAGACGGAAACAATGATGTTCTTGATTTAGTATATGAAAATAATCCTGAAAAACTAGAAGCAAAGTATGGTAATTTAATCCCTGTACTTGTTAAAGCAGTACAAGAACTTTCAGCTAAAGTAAAAGAATTGGAGAGTAAATAATGTTTAAACCACCTGTATTAACAGAAGAAGAAAAAATAGCAAAGCACTATGAATCTATGGGTCATTCAGTAGAATTAATTAATAATTTTAGAGCTGGAAACCATCCAAATGACATGGAAGCAGAACAAGTAAACCATGTGATACATCAAAATGTAAGACATCTTGAAATTATGGTTGCTAAAGACTATTGGACAGATGAAGACATGACGGAAGTAAACGCAGCGATTGAGTGGACAGATGAAGACATGACGGAAGTAAACGCAGCGATTGAGGGATAAATAATGTTTGGTATAACTGCCTTTTCAGAAACAGCATATAGTTCTTTAGGAACTAGTAGGTTTGAAGGAACTGCATCTATATCTGGAACTGCAAATGTAATTGCAATAACTAATGGACAAATAGTTTTAGGTACTGGAAGCATTACAGGTTCAGGAACTTTAACTGCAATAAGTGCTGGTCAAATAATATCAGGCAATGCAAGTGTAAGTGGTACAGCTTTATTAGAAGCAATAACACTTGGACAATTAGTTACAGGAAGTGCCACAGTTAATGGAACTGCTACAGTTACAGTTATATCTTCTGGACAAATAATTCTTGGTGTAGCTGCAATAGATGCAAAAGCAACATTTACTGTATTAGCTGGTTTAGTAAATTCAGCAGATGCAAGTATATTAAGTACAGCAACATTAACAGCATTAGCTGGAGTAACTTATTCAGCATCTGGAGCTATTTCAGGCACAGGTAATTTAACAGCAGACGGACATATTCAGGGTAATAATTGGACAGTTGTTCCAGTAACTTCAAACATTTGGTTAAGGATAGGATAATATGAGTAGAAATAAAATAAGTGAATGGTCATCAACACCAGGTTCAAATACGGATGTAGGTGGAATAAATATTAATGAAGGATGCCCACCAGCAACAATTAATAATGCTATTAGAGAAATAATGGCTCAAGTTAAAGATCAACAAACAGGTTACGATAATGATAATTTTGTAGTCGGTGGTAATTTAACTGTAGATGGCACAACTACTTTAACAGGTGTTCCTACTGGACCAACTGCTTCTGCTGGAACTAATACTACTCAATTAGCTACTACAGCTTTTGTAGCAACTGCTAATACTGCACAAAGTTTAGGAACTATGGCAACTCAAGCATCTAATTCAGTTAATATTACTGGTGGAACAATTACAGGCACAACTATAAATGCACTAACTCCAGGAACTAACGCAACAGGAGCAAAAACAATATCTAGTTCTGCTCCATCTGGTGGCTCTGATGGCGATATCTGGTATCAGATTTAATGACTATATCTGTAAAAAATTCTGGCTCATGGGTAGTACCATCTCATATTTATGTAAAAGACTCTGGAGCATGGGAAGAAGCTAATCAAATTTGGGTAAGGCAAGGTGGGGTATGGTATCAAATGCTTACAACTTTAGCTGTATCTAGTAGCACTACAGATTTTAATTTATTTACATCTTTAGGTAGTCCTACAACACCAATAACAGCAAGAATAGAAATTAATTCAGGCGTTACATTATCAAGCACAAGCACATCTAATCCAGCTTTTTCTATATCTGGATTTGCTACTGGCTCTGTTATTTATTTAGTAAACAATGGAAGTATTATTGGAGCAGGTGGAGCAGGTGGTGGAAGAGTTGCAGGAACAGGTCCAGCAGCAAAGTTTGGACTTCCTGGTGGAGCAGCTTTGTACACAAGAAACACTTTAAAACTTACCAATAACGGAACTATTGCTTCTGGTGGTGGTGGTGGAGGTGGAGGTGGAAGAACTAATCGTTCTGGTCAAGCGTTTGATGATTTTACTGGAGCAGGTGGTGGTGGTGCAGGAGCTATAGTCGGAGCAGGTGGACCAGGTATACCAGATAATCTTTGCTCTACAACTGGAGTAGATGGAACAGCAACAAATGGTGGAGCAGGTGTAGGTTATTGCTCATCTCCAGCATCTAGCGAACAACAAATAGGTTCTGTAGGTGGAGCAGGTGGTAATTTAGGAACAGCAGGTTCAAGAGGAGAGCCAGCACCAGACTTTGATGGAACTAATTTAGGTGGTGTAGCAGGTAATGCAATAGATGGAATATCTTATACAACAAAAACAGTAGCAGGAACAATAACAGGTCCAGAGGTTAATTAATGGCAACTAAAAGAGTGCAGTTTACAGATTGGCTACCAGACCAACCTGATAATTCAGGTGCATTAAATGAAGCTAAAAATGTAACACCAGTATCTATTGGCTATCAACCCTTTCCTAATGCAGAAGATTTTAGTGGTGCAGCATCTGAAAATTTAAACTCTGTTTATGTAGCAAAATATGATACAGAAGTAGTATTATTTGCAGGTGGAGCTACTAAATTATTTAAGTTTAATTCATCTACAGAAGCATTAGAAGATAAATCTAAATCAGGTGGATATACAAGTGCATTTGCTTGGAAATTTACTCAATTTGGTAAAACAGTTCTTGCTGTAAATGGTACAGCTAAAATTCAATACTGGACTATAGGAACTTCAACTGTATGGGCAGATGTAGC